TGACGCTGCTCTTATTAAATACCGTGAAGAAAACAACAAAATTCTGCAAAATGCTCGGATAGAAGCATTAGCGCGTATTTCTGACAGCCCTTACAAATATGTGCATAGAAACGCTTTAATTTCTAAAACGCGTGATTTAATTGATTTACTTATTGCTGATGGTGGTTTTGTAAGAGGATCCGATAAAACAGGTTTAACGGTTGGTTCATCTGTTTTTTCTCGTCGTGATACTTGGAACGGCGAAGTAGACACAATGATTGCGGCAGAAGATAAAATTTACAACAAATACCTTGGCCTTGAAGAAAACGAAGTTGGCGGCATTAATGTAAACAAGTCATTCAAATCTGGTGATTTAAGCATTGGCGAATTTCGTAATGAAGTTTCTCGGACTTTAATAACTGGACAGAAACACGCCGTTCCTGAGATTAATGAAATGGCGGTAGAAGTTGGACGTTTCTATGAAAAGTTTAGAATACCAGCAGAAACGTACGGAGTTATGTCCGCAAAAGGCGGGTTAACTGCTCGTAAATTGGAAAGCTTAGACAAGCTTGAAAGCTTTGTTAAACGCGACATTGATACTATTCTTAAAAAGCCTGACAGTGATGAATACGCTGCACGTTTAGGTGAGCTAAACGATGACTTAATTCGCATTCAAGAACTGAAAGACGAAGCACTTTCAAGAATGACAGGCCCAAAAGAAAACTATTTTACGCGGGTTTATTTGGCAAAAGCTATTGAGGAAAACCGCGAAGCATTTAAGCGGCAAATTGTTATGCCGCATATGAAGCAGCAGCCTTATATAGATACTTGGGTGCTTGGAAAAGCTGAAACTAAAGAATTGCTTGATGAAGCAACAGACGCTTTAAACCGCCATGTAGCAAAGAAATTAAAAACTGATGCGTGGCGTAAACAAAAAGTAAGGCTTCAAACGCAAGTAACAAAAACTCAAAAAAAATTAGATGATGCGCCAGAATACGCGCAATGGACTACAGTTAAGGCCAGCACTAATCCTAAAGCTATTGAGGCTAGAGCAGACAAGTTTATTGATGATTTGCTGCAAGAAGGTGATCCTAGTCAACTTGCTCAATTCCGTGAAGCGCACAGACCTACGTTTGGACGTTCTCGCGTGTTTGATATTCAAAACTCGTTTCTTCTTAAAGACGGGCCTAATGGTAACGGCATCGCAGACTTTATGGAAACGGACTATAACATCGTTGGCAAAATGTATGTTGATCGTATGGCCCCAGCTATAGAAATGGGGCGCACGTTTGCTAGACCCGCAGACGGTGTTAATTGGGAGCAAGGTTTAAAAGAAGCTATTGAACAAATGAAAGCTGATGAAACAGCGGCGTTTATTAAAAATGGTGGCTCTTTAAAAGAAGCTAGTGATCATGCCGCGGAATTAGAAATAAAAATACTACATTCTGTAGATCGGGTTATAAACCGCGTTTATAAAAATCCTGATCGCATCGACAACAGAGCAGCAATGGTTCTTAAAGATTGGAGCCATTTAGCATTTATGGGAATGTCTGCATTATCAGCAACAACTGAACTTGCGGCGTTGGTTATGCGTCACGGTGCAAAGCAAGTATGGCAAGCAGCGTTTCACGATCTTGATAGTGCAATGGGTCAAGCGGCTAAAGCTGGCGTTTTTGAAGGCAAAAAAGCTGGTGCAATTATGGACGTGCATTATGGGGCTGCATTAGCTGGTTTTTCAGAAACTGGTGTTGAAGCTGCAATGACTTCTAAGCCTGAGTATTATTTAAAAGTAGCAGCAAACAAATATTTTCTTTTAAACGGGCTGGCGTCTGTTACGTCTGCGCTAAAGAAAATGGATTTAAGCATTCGTGTTCCAGACACGCTTGAGAAAATCATGCTAGTTGCTGATGATTTAGCAACAGAAGCAGACCTTACTTACCTTGCAAGATTTGGCATTTCTAAAGCTGCGGCTAAGAAAATGGCTGATGAACCAATGGAAGAAGTTGACGGTATGTGGATGGCTAACACAGATAAGTGGGCCGACGAAAATTTAGTCCGAACTTTCCGAGCCGCTATTAAACAAGGAAACGAGAACACTATTCTTGCTGCAACAGCGGCAGACAAACCTATTATAGCTGACGGTGTAGTTTATTTAAAAAGCAGCAAAACTGTTGATGAAGCTGCTGACAAAATGGGTTGGGAGAAAAAAGGCGAGTATTGGAAAGTCCAATCTGGTTTAATGGCATTGCCGTTTACGTTTTGGAATTACGCAATAGCTGCAACAAACAAGATAATGCTTGCTGGTCTTGACGAGCCTTCTTCTCAGAAAATGACAGGAATTGCAGGGCTTCTTGGTCTTTCTTATATGGTTGCTCAAATTAAAACAGATTCAAACAGATGGAATGCTATGTCGATGGACGAAAAGCTTCGTAAATCTATAGAGCAATCTGGCATGATGGGTGTTGTGCAAAACTATCACGATCTTGCTCAAGGCACATCTATTGGAATGTTTGGCGTAAATCCTATGCCGTGGGGACCAAAAAACGGGTTTAATTCAAGCGCAACAGATGCAGCTTTTGATTTAATGGGTGCTGGGCCTTCTGCGGCTGGCAATCTTATTGGTGGCATCGCTACTGGCGATTTGAACACAGCGTCTTGGGGAATGCCTGGGCGCAATCATTTTGCTTTTAAAAACATGATAGACGCTACTATTGAAGGAATAGAAAGAAACTCAGCAGGGGTAGCAAATTAAATCTTAAAAGCGTAGCTTGCGCGTAACTACCTGCCTGCCAGTGGGTTCCAAATAAGAGAATATTGGCATGGGTACACTTACATCTACTGAAACAGATCGTCTAGCAGCTTATACAGTTGGAGCATCGTCCTCAACAGGGCCATTTCCAATTACATTTCCATTTGCGGATAACGACGATATTGCAGTCTACATTAACGGGACTAAAATTAGTACCTATGCTGTTACTCAAGGCAGTGCTTATGGCACAGCTGGCAACTTTGTTACTTTAGAAACAGGCGTTACAAACTCAACAGTAAGTGTTGTATCTGAAGCATCTGCGGTTCGATCTACAACAGACAGCTTAACGCTTACTGCGTTAAACGGCGAAATAGATAATATTTACGCTAATTTGCAAGAAAATCAGTTTGACAAAACGCGGTCAATGAACGCTCCACTTACGGACGCAACAACAGTCGACATGACTTTGCCATCTTCTACGGCAAGGGCAGGAAAAGTGCTTGCGTTTAATTCTACAACAGGCAATCCAGAAGCAGGACCAGATATAGCTGGTGTTTCTACTGTAACGCAGATTTCAGCTGATATTGGAACGGTTGCAGGAATTTCTGCTAATGTTACTGCGGTTGCTGGAATATCTAGTGATGTTACAAATGCAGCAAACATTACTGCGGATATTTCTTCTGTTGCTGGCATTACATCTAATGTAACTACCGTGGCAGGAATGTCTTCTAATATTACTACCGTTGCTGCCATAGCTTCTGATATATCCACAGTAGCCGCAGACGCTTACGATATAGGCCGAGTGTCTTTGTATTCCACTGAAGTTAATGCTGTTGGAGATAATATTGCTGCTGTTGATACTGTTGCAGACAACATAGGCAGCGTGAATTATTTCTTTAACCGGTATAAAACTGGCACGACTGATCCATCATATAATGCAATTGCTGGAACGCCAGCTGAAGGTGATTTATTTTATAATACAGCTCAAAATAAACTAAAAGTTTATACAGGTTTTTCAGGTAATGGCGGTCAGGGTTGGCTTAATGGCTCGGCGGCTGGTGATGGTCTTTTGTCTACAAGTGGCGGCACGATGACAGGGTTTTTAGGCGGTTTGCAAGAAAGTTTGCATTTGCCTCAATCTGTAACGGGAACAACCCCTGCTTTAAACGTAGGCAATAACAATTTTTTTGATAACGGTACTTTAACTGCAACAACATCGCCTACATTTACTAACGTTCCTACAAAAGCAAGATGGCAATATAGCTTTAACTCTGGTTCAGGTGGAGTGGGTTATCATATTCCAGATACAACAGAAGTAGGGCAAGATCGTGCTTTTCAGCCAATTGCTAATGTAGCTAGGCCAACTTCTTTGGGAAATGGATTTATTTATCAAATAAGATTTAGCGCAGATGGAGATAAAATATTCTTTTTAAACGGTACTACTGATAGAATCCATCAATATGCACTTACTGCAAATTGGGACATTACAACTATAGCTGCAACAGAAACTACTAATTATTATTATGGCAGTTATGAATCTAACGCATTTGATTTTTCTTTTAGTCCCGATGGGATGCACATGTATGTTACTGGGACAACCGCTGATTCGCTTCGTCATTGGACTTTGACCGGTGCATTTGATTTAACAACTTTAGTTTATAATGATTCTAAATCTCTTGTATCTAATCCTTATTCTCATCATATTACTGCTGATGGAATGCATCTATTTGTAATGAGTAGTTCCGAGTATGTTTATAAATTCAATTTTACTACTGCATGGGATGCAAGTTCAATAGGTGGTTATGTACTTGCTGATAGCGGCCCAACGGTAACCGGTAGTACTTTTGCGGACAGTGCAGCTGCGCTAGGCGGCTTCACAATAACGCCAGATGGATTAACTTTGATTGCGTGCGGAAATCAATATGAAAAAATTACTCACACTTCACTTATTACCCCACATGTTATGAGTGATGCTGCTAACTTAACACGACACGAAATTTCAACTGCTGCTTTAAATGATGACATCTCTAATTATGCCTTTGGTTTTTCACCTAATGGAAAATACATGTGGTTAAGTGGTCATAATTTAAAAACAATTACGCTTTTTGACACCTCTTCTCCTTGTCAAGTTACCTTACCTTCGTCTGTTGCTGAGGGTAGCCCAACTTTAATTAAACCTAATGCCAGAACTACAATGGAATTTGTTACGAGTAACGGTGGCACAAATGTTAATTTAATTAAGGTAGATGTAGTTTAATGTTTATTTGGGTTTTTAATAATGGATAACAACATGGATAAAGCTTTTTCTAAAATTGAATTTTTAGACAGGCGAGTAACTGTAATTGAGGCTGAATCTCGTCTTCAATTCAAAGAACTGTTTATTCGTTTAAAACGTATCGAAGGAATTTTAGTGGGCGCTGCCTCGGCCATTATTGTTTTACTTTCCTCAATTCTTTGGGGTTTAAACTAAGGCAGAAGGCCAATGGTGGCAGAAATACTTGCTGGTGCTGCGCTTATAAAAGCATCAATTACAGGAATTAAAAGTGCTATTGGTGCAGCCAAAGACATTGGCGCAATTACTAGAGATATTGATAATCTGTTTGATGCAACCAAGCAGCTTAAACGTGACGAAAGACAAGCTAAAGCTACAGGAGCATCTGCAACACAAATTGTTATAGATCAAGAATTAGCAAAAGAAGCCATTAAAGAATGCCAGGCGTTAGTAATTGGACGCTTTGGATTTAACGTATGGCAGGACATTATTAAGCTTCAAAAAGAACAAGCATTAGAAGCTAAAAATAAGGCGGTTGCTGAACGCAGAGCCAGAGAAGAACAACAGGAAATGGTAGGCGAAATGGCTGTTGTTGGCAGCAGCGTTCTTATTGGCATTTTAATCATAGCGGTTGTTGGAGCCGTGCTTTTAGCAATGGGGTAAATATGACTTTAGCAATGGAAAGAATATTAGCTTGGAGAATTATGCCACGCATAATGATGCTGGCTATAACTATTATGACGTTTAGATGCACTGCGTGGATGATTGGATTGGAAGACCCAACTTTAAACCAATCTGGTTTTTGCAGCGTTGTATTTGGCTGTTTTTCAGCAACTTTTGCTGTCTGGTTAGGGAGTGAAAAAACATGATCGGCGCGATTGTGTCCGCATTAGGCGGTTTAGCTGGTTCCTACATCGACGGAAAAACGGCGATACAGAAATCTAAAGCTGAGATTGCTTTAAAGAAAGCCACCAGTGAAACCGATTGGGAACAATCTGCAATAGAGGCTTCTAAGGATTCTTGGAAAGACGAAGCATGGACATGTGTTTTTATTTTAATTTTGGCAGGTAATTTTTTTCCTCCATTGCAAGAACATATGAGAGTTGGCTTTGCCAATTTGGAGACATGTCCAGAGTGGGTAAAATGGGGAATGTACGCATCAATAGCTGCGTCATTTGGATTTAGAACAATGCGAGGATTTGGCAAATGAGAAAAATAAACGAGATTATAATTCACTGCACAGCTACTAGACCAAACTGGTATGAAGATAGAGCAATCGACGATGTTGTGTCAGAATTAACGCGCTGGCATGTTGAAGATAATAAATGGTCAGATTGTGGTTATCATGTGGTCTTGGATCGCAAGGGCAACGTAGGATTTGCTAGACCTATGGAGCGTTCTGGGGCGCATTGTCGTGGCAAAAATTCTAACAGCATTGGCGTTACAATTCTTGGCGGCAGAGGGGGCGCTTCTGACGATCAATTTTTAGATAATTACACGCCAGAGCAAGACAAAGCACTGCGTAAAGTTATTAAAGATTTAAAGTGTAAGCACCGCGGAATTAAAAAGGTTTCTGCTCATAACAGTTATGCAGCAAAAGCTTGTCCGTGTTTTGATGTTAAAAAGTGGTTGTCAGGATGACACCTTGGGTATTGTATTTTTGGGCTCTTTTTTCTAATGGCGAAAACATGCTGCTTGAAAACGATCAAAGATTTAAAACAAAAACTGCATGTTATTTAGCTGGTGGTGAAAAAGAACCGTGGATGCAAATGACTTTATGGAAAGAAAGTGGCATTTACGTTCAAGTACGATTTAGGTGCGTAAAAGAAGATACCCCAGCTTAAATAAAGTCTATCCAATCATCACTAAGTTCTACCTTTGATTTTTTAAAAGATTGTTTGCGTTTGCGAACAATTGTTTTGTTTATTTGTTTTTGCAAATCTTCTATTTTTTCAAGAAATTCTTCTAATCCAGATCTTTCGCCTGCATATTCGGCACCAACAACGTCATTATTAACGTGCGTGTTAGCTATACCTAAAGCTTCTCTTAATGTATGAAGTTCATCAAGGTTTAGTTTCATATTAAAACGATCCAATTCCGTTAAATGTTCCTTTTTCTGCGGCAGTATAATAATCAGGAACTGGTTTTTTTCTTTGCACTAATTCAACAGCGTATTGTTTAGCAGCAATTTCGTTCATTGCTCCTTTAGTATGACCAATAGAACCGCAATCAGTAGCAGCAGCATTTTCATAATGCTCAAGTAATTCTGTATCTGTTAAAATTGTTATGTTATTCATAATTGCCTCCTAGCAATTTGGATCAAAGTCGTGCCATTCTTGGGCTTCATCAGGTTGTCCGTCATCATCAAGATCAGCTTGATTGCAATGTGTGCATGGCTCTTTATAAATTATCCAATGAAAGTGTTCGCTGGGGCCACTGCCACAGCTTTCAGGGCGTTCATCTTTAATCCAGCCCTCGTCGCAATGTTCGCATTCAGACATAATAAACATATTTCCTTTCTGATCTGTTTTTTTGCCAAAATTGTATGAGAGTTTTTCGGACTAATCCCGCTTCAAGCAGCCGCATTAAATTCCAGTTTATTTTTGAATTTGACATATCTAACAAGGCAGCAAGTTGAGTAATTGTATGAGGCTCAGTTGCGTTTAAAAGATAATCAAAAATTATATTGTAAGATTTGTTAGAGCCTTTTTTGCGCTCATTTCTTATTTTAATTGATGTATTGTCTGGAAGGCGTGGGCGTTGTTTTAAAACAATTTGAACTTTTTCAAAATCATGCATATTTCTTGCATAATTAATTTCATATATTGAGGTCATTTGATTTCCTTGAAAACAAAGAGAGGGAAAACCTCGGAGTAAAGTTTTCCCTCTCAATTAATAAGACAGTCAGCAGAAAGGTATAAAGACTGACTTCTCATTTGAGGGTGTTAAAAGACCGCCCTCTGCTTCACCAATAACTGTTAAGCCTTCAGTTGTTGGTTTTTTCCTAGTGGTGTCATAAATTTGCTGATCTTTTTTTTGAAAGTAATGAAGCAGCGAAATTTTGTTTATTTTTGATTTTTTCATGCTTACCTCGAATACTTGTAAGCAAGAGAAACAAGGCAGATTATCATAAGAAAAACTGCAATTGCTGGTGAAGCCATAAAAGCTGCGCCTAGAATAAATCCAGTTGCAAATGAAGGCCAATCATCAAGTATCTTTGCGTAAATTCTTGAAGTAGTTTGTCTCATGTTTGCTCCGTGGAAACTTTACAATGTTTGAGGGTTTGGGTATTGCCGCCGCACGTAATGCGCGACGACAACTTTGGTTAAAACTACAGCGTTTTGGACTGTCACAAGACTGACAAAGCTTAGAAAGGAACTTCATCTAAATCTTGTACAGCAGGTGCAGGGGCTTGTGATTGAGAAGCTGAAGTTTCGACGTTTTGATTTTGCTTTTCAGATACTCTTAAGGACAAATACGAACGACCTTCTTTTTCCCCTTTCCACGCAGCAATACGGTGATTGGGATGGGCATCAATTGGGCCAGAATAATCAGGCGCACCGTCATTGCCGTTTTTGTTGTTGTTAAACAAAACGCCAGCACGTTTATACATAACAATAGTAGGCTCACCGTCGCGGGTAAGCTTTTCTTTAACAAAGATTACTCTGTCTTCTGTGCCTTCAACGTTAAGCTTGCCTTGACCAATCATGCGCTGGTCAGCGTGTGGCGTAAACATAACGCCAGAGTTTGTGTTGTCGTAATCAGACATTAAAAGTCTCCATTAGCATTTTGAATTGTTGCTGTTTTAGTGGGTTTTTTTAATGACATAGAAATATTAGGCTTTGATGCCTCATTTCCGTCATCATCTTCTGGCGCAAGGCCAACTAAACCTAGCAAGCCATATCGTCTTGCATAAGTAATTGCAGAGCCTAAACCCTGCATATTTTGACGATCTAAAACCAGATAAACAACAGATTGAAACTTTTCCCCCGATACATGGATTAGGGAAGTCATTACATATTGCCCGAACTGGTCGTGACCGTTTGTTTGCAGCACAGCAAAATGATAATTGTGCAGTGCTTTTTTACATGCGTCGATACACGCGCCTAAATCAGCATAACGATTTTTGAAATGCGGATTGATTGCATTTTTTATGACGGGATCACACGCAGCTTGCGCTGAGATTAGATCGTACAAAGCCATTTCGCGGTCAATGACGCGAGGCTTTTCAGTTTTTTTATCAGTCATTAGGCAGCAACCTTATGACCAATAAACCAAATGCGGTATTGAGTTGGATGTTCGTCTGTTTTCCAATTACGAACAGCAAGTTTAACGCCTAATTTACGAGCAGCAGCAACAGTTGCGTACATAGAACGTTTGTCAGGTACTAAAAAACTTTGTTTTGGCTGCAAATTGTAAAGAAATGAATACTTACTGCCGTTTTTGCGACCAGTTGGTTTTGGTTTAGGTGGCAAATCAATGCCACTGTCTACAACAACAGTATAGACAATTTTTGAATTTGATTTAGACATTAGGACGTACTTCCTTTTTGGTGATTTTGAAGAGGATGGAACCCGCTTTATTGCGTTTCATTTGCAGTGCATCGCAATAAAGTTCGGTTTCTTCGGCAGCCATCATAGCTTTGAGTTGCCGTTTTGCGTTGTCGTGAACAACAACAGCGGTTTTAGTTTCAATGTACTGACCAATCAAAACAGTGGCATGGTTGTCTGTTTGAATTGATCTGCGCGTTTTTCCGTTAAACGGTATTTGATCTGATATTTTTGTTTCTGCTGGTGTTTCCTCCTGTGGAATAAACGGTGCTGGTGCAATATCGCTTTCCATATGCTCCCAAAATTGTTGACATTTAGCATAATAGTCATCGATGTAAGGTTGGCTGCGCCCGATCCAGATACGCTCTGGTTCGTCATTGCCACGAATGACTGAAAACAGAATATTATCTGAGCCAAAGCACATCATATGATGCTGAAGTTGTGGCATATAAAAACGTGCGGCTTCGGTAGCATCGCGGAAACGAAAGCCGCCAGAGTGTTTTACTTCCAATGGGGTTGTATCCCCTGCCCCTTCCTCAAGGATAGCGTCAGGGTGGCTTCCACACATGTCATACGTGGCCCAGTGTTGCTTGCCTTTGTAATCTTTAGACATTGTATAAATGCCGCCAGCTTCAATTTGCAGACGGTTAAAAGTCCAGTCTAAGTGAAAGTTTTCAGTAAAAATGCCTAACTGAACTTTAAAATTATCAGACAAATCTTCGCGCGTTGTTCGGCCCGTTTTTTCAGACCAGACTTTAAGCCAATTGCCATTTTTTATATCAATAGCATCAGATGATCCGATGTATGATTTTCTATCAAGCTTATCCAAGTTTTAATTCCTTTCGTTGGACGTGTTTAAGAGAGTGATGAAGTCGGAGAGTGTCGTTTGAATACGGGCCAAGAGCAGCTTGTATTTCAGCCCAGCTAGGCCACCACGTTTTTGTCTCAGACATTTCTGAAAGCACAACACGCACGGCTGCTGGTTCGTATTCAGATAATTTTTGGTTATACAGATTGAGCATTTTTTCACGCTCACTGTCGCTTAGACGCTCATGGCCTGTAACAAGCCACAACTCTATAAGAGACTGCCTCACACCCATGTTATCGGTGTAAATGGGCGTAACAGCGTCGATTGCAGATTGTAGTCTTACTGGATCAAGACGTTTAGGAATATGCCAATTTACATTGCCAAATTTACCTAAATGCCAGGTGTTTGTTTTGTGCTGAATGTCTAACGTTTCAGCGTAAGAAAATACATCAGTTTTTACAGCCTCAAGAGAGGAAAGAATTGATGAAATCACTTTCTGATTTTTTGCTCGGAGGTTTAATTTGAACTCGGCCCTCTTTTCGATGGTCGAGGATTTGACTGATGTTTTTGACGAATGCGCTATCAATTCGTTCGGGCGCAAGTCCGATTGATTGTTCATGGCAGAATGAGATAAAGTCACTAACGGCTTCCTCCATATCAAAGTTGTGGTGCGGGTAAGATTCTAAAAGAGCATCGACACTTTCATTCTCAGGCCACCAATTATTAGGGACGATGTTTAGTCCAGAATGAGATGTATCAATGTTAATTTCATAACCAATTGCTGCGCGACTGATCACGTTTTGTTCTAGTAAATCTTTTAGGATTTTTCGAACTTGGTGGGCAGATAATTGAGTGTAGTAAGCTATCCTTTCGGGGCTAGGGTTGCATTGACTTGTATTAGTATTTTTAAAACTACATAGCTGGAACAAAACTAGCTTTTGAAACGGCATCAAAGTTGTTTGCTCCGCTATTGCTTTGAATGTTTTGAAACTCATTAAGAACGTCTTTCGTTATTGGAATGATCTTTATTGTCATTTTATTTTTGTTGGTTTTAAGTTTGCGCCAGCCGTGAACTTCAATCTCAAAGCCACTAGCCAGCGCAAGTTTAGACAATGGCTCTGCTTGTATTTTACGAATGCGAGAAGACCACCCGCTGCTGGTGACTTGCACTAGGAGAGGGGAGAAACCCTCTTTGATGCAAAGCAAATCAGCAAATCCAAACAAATCTTGTCTTATTTTTGTGTGATGGTTCCATCGCTCGACAATCGCGCAATGGTATCCAAGCGCCCGAAGGTACTTTAATGATCGCTGAGTAGGAGACATTATTTATGTCCACATTTTAAGTAAAACAATTCGTTGGCTTGATCAGCCAGTTTGTCCATTGCTTTAATTTTTTCAGATTCCAAAGTCGCAATGCGAAATTGCAAATCTGTTATTTTTTTGTTTTTCTTTTCTAAAAGTTCATAAGTTGGAACTTCCATAAAATCTGTATCTGGAAGGGTGATTTTTCCTTTCGATGGTTTAACTGCACACGCAACTTTAGCTTTAGTTGAGCGATCTAAATAACTTATTCTTGGATCAAAATTATAACGTTCAACTAAAGGCATTTGTCTTGTCCACAGTTTACATTGGTGATGTAGGTTATTGATTTATATTGGCTTAAAACAAGTATAGTTTACTAATTTATTCTTTGTAAACAATTAACTTGTACGCTTTTTGGTAGCGTGTACCGTAGGTTCGAATCCTACCACCCCAGCCATTGATTTCATTGACTATTTTAGGCTTTTAGAAATCAAACTTTTTTGTAGTTTACACTACAGTTTACAATGATGAAGGCTTAAAGATGTGTCAAGTAGTCTAGCGTAGCGGCTACTTTATACAGCTTGAAGTCGAATCATGTATTTGGGTGTTGTTGTAATTTGATTAAAATATTGTCGTTGCCTTGTGGATGCAGTGAACAATAAATTTCTACCATTTTAGCTGCGTGCTGTACTGACCAGCCCATAAATAGCGCAAGATCAGACAATGACACGCCAGCAGCAAACAATTTTGTAGCTGCTGTGCCTCTTGCGTCATACAAATGCAGTTCTGGTCTTATATTGGTGTGGTTTTTTTTCCATTCACCAAGTTTTTGACCAAATTGATTTGCTTTTTTTAATGGCAAGCCTCTAGCACCAACTAAAATCTGAAATTGATCGGACGGAGTTTCGTCCAATGTTAATCTTAATTTATTTGTTATTGGAATTGATACCATTCGCCCATTTTTTTGAGCGCGTAGAATAATTCTAGTATCTTTTATGTGGCTACGGTTAAGCTGGTGTAAATCGCCTGGGCGCAATCCAGTTTCCGTTGCTACAATAAGAACTCTTTTTAACCATTGGGGCGCTATCGCGCAAAATTCATTAATTTCTGTTTCTGTCCAGATAATTTCTGATCTGTCAGACGAATATAATTTTTTAACTTTTTGCAAATGATGTTGAACAAGCCAACCGCGATCTAATGCCCAAGTGACAATTTGAGCAAGATGACCAATACGAGTATCTGCTTGCACAAAGCCATCACCTTTAGATGCTTTAGCTATGCTGTCACGCCACGCATAAACTTGTTTGCGTATACGAGGATCATTAAATGCTTGTATAGGAGCGTCACCAAATTTAATATCAATCCCGTTTTTATGGAATACAGATTCTTTAATGTCTTTTTGAGTACGTTCAGCAAGTTTTTTAAACTCAGGTGTGTTGAGAAATGAAATTACTATTTCTCTGAATTTGCCTTTAGCTGGAGAAATGTTCTGTAAAGCTTCTTGATAAAGTTCAAAATAAATTGGCCCACCAAGTTGCACTTTGTCAGATGAAGACCAGAAACGAGTGCCGCCTCTGTAAAGATAATGATATTCAGCAGTTTTTCCATTCGCTAATTTTTTGCGAACTTTGTGAATATGTTTAATTGTTATCTTTGCCATTGTCTTCAAACCATTGATCTACTTCATCATCGTTGACACGTTGATTTCGTTTTTCAAAAGTTATTGTGATTTTTTCACCTTCTGAAGTTTTACTAAAGACAATGTTTGCTTGCGTTGTCAAATTATGATCTGACAATGCGTCAATAAGTGTTCTTAACGATCTCACTCATTATTTCCCCCAGCCTCATAGGTAGTTTACATTTTTATGTATTAAAAACATAAAGAACATTTACCTATTATACCTGTCAAGTATAATTGTGATATAACTTATCAAGCGGCTTGCACCATATGTGGACAGTTTTGAAACCATTCTATAGCTTTGTTAGCTTCAGCAGCCGCTGAAAAAACCGTTGAAGGTTTATTTTCAAGGTTTTTGATCCAGCTTTGGACGTAGGCAACGTTGTCCTCTCTAGGGGTGTGTTGTATTCCAAATATTGAGCCGAGAAATACGGACCCAATTTCTGCGATGAGTTCTTCTTCTGCTCTTGCTGCTTTTGAGTTGTGATACTCTTTGAAACATCCGCGATCCATGCGATTTGATGGACCTGTGTAGTGGATGGTTTCATGCAAAAGCGTCGAGTAATAATTTTCCGAAGCTGTTGCGTCATCCGTATCAAGAAACGTGGTGGGGTCAGGCATACCAATTTTATCGGTTGCGCGAGTGTAAAAAGCCGATTGAGATTTAACAATGTTTACTCCTGCACGATCTAGAAAGCTGTCAATGTTTCTACTGCGAATATGAATTGATGGATGATGCTCGTTAAGCGGAACAAGCTGACTTTCATCAATTGAAGTGAATTGAGCTACGTTAAAGCCGTTGTAGACTTTATATCGTGGGTATTTTTTAGTCGGATCGTTTTTATCTTCAACAACTGTAAAGAAACAAATAGGCGTCGATTTTGAGCCCTTTATTACATTACCAGCACCGATCTTTCTGGATGCTGGAATTGTTAAAAATCTTGGATCATCCCAGCCGTTTTCCATCATAGCAATTGCTGTTGTAAGAACGTTTGAGCCTGTATAAACATGACCAGTTATGGCGTTTTGACAGGGACGTGGCTGCGCCCAACGTGCTGTCCATTTAATGCCGTTTTCCTTCATCATAATGATAAATTTGTCGGCAATTTCTTTTTGAACCCTGTTAATACGGGGTTCTTTAATGTCTGTGTCGATTTTCATTCAACATTTCCTTCTAGTTTGATTTTTGATGCAAGAATGTTTTTTGCTTCTGGAACAAACTGCACACCTTCTGCTGTATTGTTAAAAAGTGTGATTGTGATTTTATCACCGTCTTCATCGGTAATAACTAAATCAGTTACAGAGCAACGTTTGCCAAAACGTCTTGTTTGAGCAAAATGTACTGTTTCAACACCATGCAAAGAAAATTTCTCAGGTGAATTTTTATCGGATCTTATTGTTAGTTCAGCGGTTGGTGTATTGATGTAAAAGTTCATGTTGTTCCTTTCTTAGAACAATGTGAGTTGACGGGAATTTTTGACGTGTTTTTGCCAAGATTTTTTGGTTGAAGCATCGTCAAGCCATGCTTTAATAAACCCAACAGCATCGCCGTAAGGTTCTATTATTGTCCAAGGTACAAAATGAGATAAACACCCTGTGTCTGTGATTGGTAATTTTTGTTTATTTTTAGTTCTAATTTCGATGTGTTCCATAATTGGATAACCACACCCGCTTTCGTTGAACAAAATTTTAATTTTAATGTCGTGCCACGTAATTTCTTTAGTCCAGACAGCGTGACTTAATTTAATGCCATAATCTTTTGGATATGGGTTTTGCATGTGTTTCCTTTGCTGTTGGGGCGCTTTTGCGCTCAGAGCGAGGGAGGGAAGGAGGCGCAAGGGCGTAGCGAAGCGAAGCCCTTGTGCCGACTGACCGACCGAGCGAACTCTGTCAGTAGATTTAGATCACCATCCTTTCTATTCTTTCTCCAGTTCGCCCAATCCTAGACACAGGTCACAATGTCCGAATTTGACGTCTGGTTCTGCGTCTGAGAGGCACGTTCCACGCACCACATCTGAATAGCAAAACCCGCTGCCCTCGCATTGAGGACAACGGGTATAATCGTCAGGGTTTTTAGGCGGCTCTAGTAGAGATGCCATCTGCTGCGATTGCTGCAAGTACACTGTCTCCTTTCTGTTCTGTAAGGTGTGTGTGACCATCTTCCATGTCGGCTACATCCTGCATGGAGGTCTGGATGCCGTTGGTATTAAGTTCCGCAGAGGGTGCGTTGCTTTTGATACCGTTAAGATAATCAGCAATTTTATCATCGTCCGTATCCAGCTTTGCAAACTCAGGTGCTTCCTCCATACGAGGGTCGCTAGTTACTGGTGGTGTGCTTTCTGGTAGATCGATGCCAGCATTTTTAATCCGTGCCATAAGGTCAGATTTAGTAGCTTCTTTTTGATTAACTTGTGGCTGATCGTCTTGATATTTTGCACGACGAGCGGTGATGTTAGCCTTGGCAGACGTTACATCGAATTTACGCTCAAGTGCTTTTTCGTGAGCGTCCATAGCTGCTTCTAGCAACTCGTCACAAGCTAGACGCTGATTGTATGCGCGTTCTGCTTGGCCTGTCAGGTTTTCTAATGTCTGACCGCCGTGTGAAGTGCCTTCTTCTGTAACGCGAACAACAATCTTTTGAGCAAGCTTTTGATGATATTCGTTGGCACCAACAGCAACGTCAGAAAGTGCATAACAGAACTTGTTAAGTACCTGGCCTTGACTGAATGCCAATGTGTTGATGTTGCCCATGCGTGGCGGGACAAGATCACGATCCCATCCCCAGCCACGTTGGTTCATATAATCTGCAATAGAATCAAACGCAGAGTTTATGTCCATCGACGTTGTTGCGTCATTTGCAGCAGTGACTTTTGCTTTTTGAACTCCGATTTCAGTTTCTAAAGCTGCAATTACTGATTTTTGTTTGTGGAAAAAGATTTCTGCATTTTCCAAACGAATAGCTTGATTTCTGTTGTCAGCAACAAGCACACCGTTCTTATCTTGAAGTGTAGTGATTGATGACATTCTTGACGCAATAGTAAGTTGCGAATTGTTTAACTTAGACTCAAGTTCGACGATTGTTTGCTCTAAAGATGCTATAGTTTTACGTGCCATGGTTGGCTTCCTTTTTGATTAAGATTTAAGTTGATTTAGTAACAAACAGGCTGAGTGATCGAGCAAACCAGTAGTCAAGGGGTCAGCGTAGCGCCCCCCTTGATCTGCTGTTTGCCGATCAACTAGCCAATTTATTTTATTGATATTTTTACATATGAGGTTGTGTCTAACCCCATACGAACTGGAAGGATCAGCAGAAACTTAAACGGCATTTTTGCTATCCAGCTTGATGATTTGACGATCATTTAGTGTCCTTTCATTCGTTCCAAAGATTAAATTGTTCAGCAAACCAATCAGCAGGCTCTTTGTCGAAGTCTGGATCATCAGCCCAAGTGTTGGGTTTGGGCCGAGATTTAAATGTAATGGTGGGTTCGATAACGGGGCGAAACATATCGCCCACGTCACCGTCATTGCGTCGAAGAAGATCAATGAGTTCTTCATCAGTCGCGTATGCTTTTGCGTGAGTGTCATCCATTGAAAAACTCATGCCATGTATTAGGAAATTCGTGCGATTTGTGAGTCCAACTCGCTACGGTTGCAAATGATTCACCTGTGCGATCATCAATTGCAATATTGTCGATGTAAGTCGGAAGACCGTGATCGGTATCTTGAACCTTATCAACAAGCTTTCCAGCTATTTCAGTATTCAGCTGGAAGAAACGTTCAGCTTCGTGATTACAGTCAAAAGACTTAGTGTGATATTTAAAACCATGACGGTTAAAATAACGTACTTCATAAACAATATTGTAAGTCATTATGAACGACCCCGCTTGAAAGAGGGACGATACTGCAACGCTGATTTAACGTGAGGCAAAGCGGCATTGAATGATATATCAATACCAAGTGCCAGTAGGCGCAGCGGTGCTAATGCAAGACCAGCAACGATAAGAAACAGAACAACGACAATAGCTAACGCTGTAAGTTCAATTTTGACAAACGTTGAAAGCAACGGGTATTTCTTAAACGTGAACAAATTCATAACATAACCTTTCAAAACAACACCCACATTATTGTGAATGTTGCATCCGCAATCACTCAGGATTTCTGGAAAGGGGGATCGCCAATCATTTCACCCAGCTTTTTGCTGGCGAAATGTGCGGCATCACACGCAAATCAAAGCCGTTCTTCACGGCTCAGCAAGCTATTTTTAATCTAAACAAGTAAAAATGTTCTTAAAAAATCGCGGCACTTTGATTTTTACAGAAATACGGGCCATACCGGAGGTAATAATCCAATGATGTGTGTGTGTGGGTGGATTGAACTGGCTTTTTTTTATGGCTAGTAAAAAAGCCATCTGCGCCTCAACTCCGAAAGAGTTGTAAGCAGATATTCAATTCACTCATTATAAGGCGCTCTGCGCCGCACCGCCTGTGTTCGCCACCCGCAGCGAAGCGAGGATGGTAGCAAGAACACTAATAGGCGGGGGTCGCGTCTGCGCAATCAGCCCAATGTATCAACGCATATGCTTCATAGTGATACTTGGGCCTCCGTGACGGTGCCTCACGCGGTAGATGAGAGGCCCAAGGGAACGGTGAGTCTGACCAAGCTGAGACGAGGTTGTTAACTGTGCCCTACTGGACACAGGGAACAATCTTCAAACAGGTCGATTTTGAGTAGCAAAATCTTCACTGGCCTAGCTTGGAGTTTTTTACATAAAGCGTGTCTACGCGTAAAAAAGGACGCGGTTTGAAGACCGTCAGGCCGAGCCAGCTTGTCAGAGGGAATGCTATTGCAGCAACAAGCCCGCAATAGTGGCAGTCACCCGCAGGGATAAGACGGACATAGTTCGGCTTAGTCTTTGATGACAGAGCGGCCATTGCCCATAAGCAATTGCTGAGAATAAATACGACGAACTTATGTCCTATGTGAATCAATCAACGGTTTCCATTCAGTTTACCTACATGTGGTAAAATTGCCATATTGACACGCAACATGATGTGGCCGATACCCTTCTCTACCGGGGGTTTGGGGGCCGGAGGCCACACCATTGAGGATCGAACGCTAAGCAAAGCGAACAAGTGACAATAACGAGCACCGACGCGGCATATAAAGCTCACTTACTTGGACTTAACATCGACGCATGAACGATCTTATTACATTAGATGAAATCACGCCATTAACACTGCCAGATGGCGAGCAGTTAGACGCAAGACAGTCTTTAGCTATTACATTACGCGCAACATCCACTTTGAACATAGACGAGATAGCCAAAGAGTGCGGTTATGCTGGAAGATCAACATGTTCGCACTTCTTGAGATCAGATAGAGGTAAGGCTGGGGTTCAAGTAGCAATCAGGCAACACCTACTGGATGGAGCCAGAGTAGGCTTACAGACCATGGTTAGCTTGGCTACCAGTGCCAGATCAGAGAACGTCAGGCAGTTAGCAGCAGCGGACTTGCTGGATAGAGCAGGCTACACTGGCGAGGCTACAGCGGTGGAAGCAAGCACAGGTAATAGGGATGTGAACATATCCATTAATTTAAACAGTGCGGACACAGGCATAGTGATTGATGGACAGAAGTTAGTTGAGGAAGAAACAGATATACAGGGAGAGAGCTAAAGGGGGTACGGGGGGAAAAAGCGAAGCAATTACCCTGTGACCCGACAAGCCCGTATAAAATGCAGCCCAAGAGTTATTTATGTTTATTCTGTGGAAAGCCAGCACCATTTGGAATTGGTTACGGTGGGCGTTCTGAGGACATACCGTTAAAGAGGCAAGGTTATATGTGGGTTTGTGCTGAACATCAGGAGAACGCTAAGGAGCGTCGAGATTTGGCCCGATCTGAGGACAATCCATTTTACGAAAAGAAGTTGAGGTTTTTGGATGAACAAGATGCCGAATAAGGGTGAGCAGGCTTTAATGGAGGCTGCGGCATTAATTACTGGGCCGCGGCAAACAACTTACGGATCACCTGACGAGAGCTTTGGTAAGATAGCTAAATTGTGGACTATGTATAAGGGGACGGAATTTACGCCGTATGACGTAACTTATATGTTGTTTTTGTTAAAGGTTAGTCGGCTGATGAATGGGTATCACGAAGACAGTAATCGTGACGGCATGGGCTATTTGGCTTTAGGTGCGGAAATGGCTGAATGACATTCTTTTCTAACAAGACCGTATCTATTCCCCAGCAAAAGCGCGGAGTATCTTTGCCTCCTGCTATGTCTGTGCGCGGAGATCGTCAGTTAGTTAAGCGTGTGAAATACGAAGAAAGCATTGAGACTAGAAAGGAAGGCATAAAGACTTCCGCAAAAACAGATCGTTTGCCTAACGGGTGTTTGTTTAAAGTGGGGGGTGGGTTTTTTGATCTGGATGGTTTTTGGTGCGTTAGAGCATCAGGGCATGAGGTTAAAGTTACTCGCGGTGCGCCTAGAAAATTAATGGCCATGTTGACTGACGCGCAGAAAAAGGAATTGCAGCGCAACAGGCTTAGAGCAACAAGATCAGGTTTGAGATGAAAAAGTTTACATCGCCTTTTCCGACTGAAAAAAGAAACGTGGTTTACGTTTTGTGCGGTCAGAGGTCTGGATCAAAGGCAAATCAATTAATACAATCTATGTTTGCATCTGCTTCGCTTACCACACCCTCTGTAACAGCATCAGGCGCAACGACTGTCTGGGCGAATGGGCCAATAGCCCCACCAGTAATTTGAAACATACTAATTATTTGTTTCAACTTACAGGATGATCACTGCCATGATTGACGTAACTGACAAAGCCTTAACTCTTTCTGAGAGAATTGAGGTAGCCAGCCATTTTAAAGCTGGTTTTGAACTAGATGCCGAAGATGTGCGCTTTATTCACCGATCTTTAAGTGAATTAAGAAAAAACGCCGTAATTTGTGTCAGCGCAGAAGAAGTTTACTACAAAAAAAAGCTGCAAAGTCTGCAAAAAAAGCACAAGTCTAGGCTGGATGTACTTCAATGCGTTTTAGCTATGAACGCTGTAGTAGCAATAATGGGATTAATGGCTTGGTCGACGTAAATTACACACCAGACGGGCAGACTATTGTAAAATTTATGTCTGATCCGTCATTTGTTCGCGGATTGCAGGGGCCAATTGGCTCTGGAAAGTCTGTGTGCTGTGTAATTGAGTGTTTAAGATTAATGCTGGGGCAAGAACGCAGCATTAATCTAAAAACAGGCCAGAAAACTGGGCCACGCAAGTTTAGATTGGGCGTAATTCGTAATACTACGCCGCAATTAGAAACAACAACTATGAAAACGTGGTTGGATTGGCTTCCTGAGAATGATTTTGGCAAAGTAAGGTGGAGAGCGCCGTTTCGCCAAGATATTCGCATTCCAGAAATTGATCTTGAAGCCGAGGTTTGGTTCTTGGCTTTAGATCGCGATGAAGACGTTAGAAAATTGCTGTCGTTTGAGTTTACTGCTATATGGATAAACGAGGCGCGTGAACTTAGCCGTGAAATCGTAACTGCCGCAATTTCTAGAGTAAAGCGATACCCCCGCATGATTGAAGGGGGTCCGACACGTTCCTGTGTGATTATGGACACAAACGCGCCTCACGAAGAACACTGGTGGGCTATTATGTCTGGTCAGGCAGAGGCGCCAGATTGGATGACAGAAGATGACAGGCTTACGCTTATAAAGCCCGAAAACTGGACATTTATGACTCAGCCGCCAGCGGTGGTAGATAAGTTTGGGCCAAGCGGTGAATTGGTTGGATATGAATTAAATCCAGACAGGGAAAACGCTAAATTTACAGATGTAACGTATTACACTGATCTACTTCACGGACAGACCCGCGATTGGATTAGAAATATGCTGCAAAACAATATTGGACGCATATTTGCTGGGCGTCCTGTATATCGCGGCTTTTCTGAAAAAATGCACGTTGCCGACGAGCAATTTGGTGCAACAGAAGGCTTGCCTATTCATATAGGTGTGGACTTTGGATTAACTCCAGCGGCGTCATTTGGTCAGGATGTAAGGGGCCAAGTACGGGTTTTTGACGAACTGGTAACAAGAGATACAAATGCCAAACAGTTTGCTGATCTTCTTAGCAATCACATCAAAGAGCATTATTACGGATACCCTATTGTAATGACAGGCGATCCGCGTGGCGAAGACCGCGCTACAACCGATAGCGTTACGCCATACCAAGTATTTAAAGCAGCAGGACTAGATGTTCAGCCAGCTTGGTCTAATGATCCTATTATTCGTGTCGGGGCTGTAGAAACTCAGCTAAATACACTTATAGACGGAAGACCAGCGTATTTTATATCTCCAAATTGCACGTATTTGCTAAACGCCAAAAAAGGCGGGTATTCTTATCTTAAAGATCGGGAAGAAATCGACAAAAAATCAATTTACAGCCACATTAGCGATGCAGAGCAATACATGTTTTTGCGTATGGGCTACGGCAAGAAAATCATTGGGCGTAATCCCCACGCCAAACCATCTATTCAAGCAGACAGAAAGCAAAACCTGTTTAATCGCGGCAGTTCTATGACCGCTAGACAGCAAAACAGGCAGTCTATTCTTTCCAGAGGTAGATAGGCTTGACTTAAAGCCCTGATAAGCGAAGCGTCCCGATAACTGTGTTAACTTTGAGGGCAATGTTATGGGCATGGAACCTATTACACTGATGGCAATAGCTACCGCTATGACTGGCGCAGCTACAATTCATTCAGTAAAGCAATCTAAAAAAACAGCTAATCGCCAGCAAGCGGCAGCAGAAAAAGCGTCAGCAGAAACTAAAAAAGTTGCAGCGGGTGAATCAGCTAAATCTAGTTCAGCAGCCGTATCAGCCAGAAACGAAGAATATGCGTCTCGGCGCGGCGCTATGAATACAAGCAGTAAATTTAAAGGCGGTGGTGGCTTGTTTGCTGGCAGATCATTTTTTTCTACAGGATAAATTAAATAATGGACGCTAAAACAATCGTAGAACGCCGCAATCATGCAAAACATGAACGGCAAAGACTAGAAGGTCTATACGACGATGCTTTGCGTCTAACTATGCCAGCGCGCAAACGTTTTTATAATCTTAATCCAGTAGACAAAGCAGAAGACATATTTGACGAAACTGGCGCTAATGCAGTGTCAGAATTTGTGTCCAGAATGCAAGCTGGCCTAATGCCGCCGTTTACTGAGTTTGTTAAACTTGATGCGTCTTCAATGATTGATCCCAGAGATAAAAAAGCTGTAGATCGTGATTTAGACGAAATTAACAAGTTTGTATTTGAAGAAATTTGGAACTCTAACTTTGCTCAAGAAACTGCGGAAAGCCTACACGATATGGCTATTTCTACAGGCGTTCTTTTGTTTGAAGAAGGTACAGGAGATTCTGCGTTTCATCACAGAGCCATACCAATAACAGACGTTTATCTTGAGCGTGGCGCTGACGATATGATTGGCGGTGTGTATCGGTGCAATAAAGTTAAAGCCCAACATTTGCCCATGCGCTATCCTGATATGAAGCGCGAAGATATGATGAAAACGTATTCTGATATATCTGACAGTGCAGATAAAGAACTGGATATTATTGAATACACATATCGCGATTACACCAATACAGACAAAGAATGTTATTACAGTGTTGTTGTGTGCGAAAATCATAGTGAAATTCTGCAATCTCGCAAAATGGAAGGCGCAGGAGCAAATCCGTTTATTGCATTTCGTTGGTCTACAGCCGCTGGAGAAACTTGGGGGCGTGGTCCACTGCTTAATGCAATGGGGGCCATTAGAACTACAAACCTAATGGTCGAAATGATTTTGGAAAATGCAGCAATGTCGATTGTTGGCATGTACCAAACAGACAACGAAGGCACAGTAAATGCTGACAATATTTCATTGTTGCCAGGGACTATAATTACCAAGGAAATTGGATCGCGTGGACTTGAGCCAATTACTGGAAGTACAGGTAATTTCAACATGCAGGACGTAGTGTTAGGCGATCAACGCCTAAACATTAAACGCGCCATGTATAATGATATGCTGTCTGATCCAAACAAAACACCAGCTACAGCTTACGAAGTATCTGAGCGTATGGCTGATTTAGCTCACCGCACTTCCTCTGGATTTGCGCGGGTGTTTTATGAGTTTATTCAGCCTTACATGCGTAGAGCGTTGTACATTTTAGAAAAACGCGGCGATATTCAGTTACCAGTAGTAAATGGTCGCGCTATTCAAATCAGAGCAATATCTCCATTAGCACAAGCCCAACACGGTCAAGATGTGCAAAAGCTAATGCAAGATTTTCAAATACGCGCACAGGTGTTTGGGCCTCAAACAGCAACGCAAATGTATAACATGCCAGAACTTCATACTTGGATGCAGGAACGTATGGGCTTGGAAACCAAGCTTTATAAATCTGGTGATGAAATAATGCAAGCTATGCAAGCGCAAGCCGAAATGATGCAGCAAGCGCAAATAGAACAACAAGAAGCAGCAAACCCACAAGGATTAATGCAATGAAGAAAAAACCAGTTAAAAAAGGCGGCAAAAGCGGTGGCGGTAAAGGCTATTGAGCCAACACGCCGTTAAGCGAAAAATTGAGGAAGTTCGATCACTGGCTGAAAATTCTGTCGATGGTTATGTTCGCTCCCCTAAAGCCGAAGAACAAATAAACGTTGTCTGCCGAAACGTTCTAAATACCGATGATGGTGACGCTGTTATGGATTACATTAAATCCATATCCATTAATGCCATAATGCACCCGTCCTGCACAGATGCAGAATTACGAATGCAAGAAGGCATGAGGCGTTTAGCTGGCATTCTTGATCACAGACGTAAAACCAAACCCAAGGGAAAATAAATGACTGAAGAAGCTGCCACTACCTCAGAAGAAACATCACAAGATACTGGGTCGATGTTCCAGCCCGATGCGGAAGCACCCGCATCGGAAGAAGGTTCTCGTCCAGATTGGCTATTGGAGAAATTTAATTCGCCCGAAGATCAAGCCAAAGCGTATAACGAATTATACGGGGCGTATTCAAAGAAAACAGATGATTTGCGTGAAGAAGTCAAAGCGGAAGCTGCGTCAGATTACGCAAAGTCTCTTGGCGTACCAGAAGACCTTGATGGCTATGCGTACCCCGAAGGTTTTGAATCTCCACCAGAAGAAGTAGACAAAACTTTACGAGAATGGGCTAAAACCAACAATGTTGGAGAAGATGCTTTTAAAAGCCTTATTTCTGACGTTTATCAAAAAACTCAAGTTAGCTATGACGCTGAAATTGAAAAGCTAGGCGAAAACGCCAACAACAGAATTGATAAAGTCAATAAATGGGTATCTGCTAACGTTGACGAAAAGCATTTTCAAAAAGTGTCTAATATTATGACGGACGCAAGTGGCGTCGAGTTTTTTGAATACATGATGAATAAAAACGCGGATCGCGGATATGCGCCCGATGATATTCAAACACAGCCGCAAAACAAAGCTTTGACCCGCGAAAGCATAAGAGAAATGCAAGCTGATCCTAGATTTGGAGACAACTCTGAATACACGGCTATGGTGCGCCGTAATTGGGAACTCTTTTCAAAGCAACAAGGACTTTGATTGTAAGAGAAATGCGTCCAGAAGATGTAGGCGCTTGTACTGTTCTTGGAATGCAATTGCATCAAGAAGGGTATTTTCGTGATTTAGATTTTGACGAAAACAAAATGATGGCTGTTTGGCAACAAATTCAGCAAGATAATTTTTGTGGCTTTGTTGCAATAGACAAACATAATGATGTTGTTGGACTTTTTGTTGGTTTAATTTGTGAGCATTGGTTTGGCAAAGATTTACTGGCGTCTGATTTAACATTGTATGTTACGCCTTTTTACAGAGGAAGTAGCGCAGCAATGAGACTAATAAAAGCTTTTGAGGAATGGTCAAAAGCAAAAGGTGCTAAAGTTATAAGCCTTGGCATATCTACTGGCATTACTGCGGAAAGAACGGGAAAGTTTTACGAGCGCATGGGTTTTAATGACGTAGGTAAGTTTTACAGGCGCAGGAGTTGACTTTAAAAATGTAAAAGCGCAGCCGTACGTCTGTCGGCCCCAAAGATCGCAAACGGCTCCGTATGGAATACCCGCGATGTTGATTTGAGGAACACCCGCTTTGTTCCTGTAATTCAACTGAGGCAAATCAAATGGCATCTACAATCTCTAACGCATTTATTGAAGAATATAATGCAGACGTACACATGCTGTATCGTCAAATGGGTTCTCGTCTAGCCAACACTACTCGCAAAGGTACTGTGCAAGGTTCAACTGTGCATTTCCAAAAGTTTGGTACTTTGGCAGCGCAATCTAAAACTAGAAACGCTGAACACACGTTTCTTGATCCAGCGCACAGCAAAGTATCTGCAACTATGGCAGACTATTATGTGCCAACACTTATTGATGATCTCGACATGCTTAAAGAGAACATTGATGAAAAAGGCGCACATGCTGCTGCTCACGCGGCTGCACTTGGTAAAAAAACAGACGAAGTTTTGATTGCTGCAATGACTACTGGCGCAAACTCTGCTGATGCTGGTGATGCTACAGGCGTGTTTGATTTTAACACAGCAATGTCTGTTATAACCAAATTTTCAGTTAACGAAGTGCCTGACGATGGCAATCGTTTTTGTGCGCTGCACCCCTACGCATGGGCGCAATTCCTGCAAGTAAACGAGTTTGCAAACGCTGATTATGTCAGCGCAGAAAACTTGCCTTTTAAGGGATCGCTTACTGCAAAATTCTGGATGGGTACTCTTTGGATGCCTCTCCCAAATATTGCACACGGCGTATCTGCAACTAACGTTGCAACTAACCTTGCATGGCACCGTACTGCAATTGGTCACGGCATTAATAAAGAAATTAGCACAATTTGGGATTACGAGAATACTCGTTCTGCTTGGTCGTGCGTTTCTTCAATGTCGCTTGGCGCAAAAGTTATCGAAGACACAGCTATGCTCAAAGTATCTACTTTGTCTCCTGCGCCTTCCTAAATAGTTCAGTCAGTGCTGGTGGCAGACTGGGCTGGCTAAACAATAGAGAGGCGGGTTTCCTCCCCCCCGCCTCTCTTGCTTATACAAAGGATTTGAAATGACCGTCACGCCATTATCAGTTTCAAATTCGTCTTTAAAAGTAGCTAACGCTGCATTAGCGCAATTAGGCGTTCCGTCTATTGGATCGTTTACAGAACAAACACTTCCTGCAAAAACAATTAACAGATTGTATTCTGACATACTGGAAGATGAATTGTCAGCCTATCCTTGGCGATTTGCCAGAGACAGAGACATACTTTCAAGATTAGTAGAAACACCACCTGTACCGTGGACGGGATTATATCAATTGCCTACCAGCGCAATTGCAATTCAAACAGTTTATGTGGGCGATTACATTGCTGAATTTGATAGGTTTGGGCCTAAAATTGCGGTTAATGTTGACGCTAATTCTACTGATAATGTTACTATTGAATATACAAACACAGTCGGCGCAGAAAGTTGGCCCGGATATTTCCGCAGAGCCTACATTCTTTCATTAGCAGCCGCTATTTGCATGCCAATTACGCAAGATAAAGAAACAGCAGCGTTCTTAGCCCAGCAGGGCGAAACCATGATGATTAAAGCAAGATCGCGTGACGCTCAGGGCAGAACATCGACGCGCCTAGATACTAAAATGTTTATTAAAAGCCGCCGCAGTCACAGGAATATCTAATGCCTACATTAACAGATTTTCGGGCAGATTTCCGCAAGGGCAGAACAGGGTCAGGTCTTAGAATAAGACAAGACGCTCAAGCCTATACGTCTTCTGTGCGCGAAGCTAATAACATGATGGTTTTAGGCGATGGTCGCATTGGTCGGCGCTGGGGAACTAAATATTTAAAAGGTTTTAGTTCAGGAATTAGAATTGAGCCTTGGTATTACTCGAACACCGAGCAATATTTAATTGTGTTTAAACCATTAGAAGAAGAAATTGAAATACACACTTACACACCAAGCACTGACGCGCTTACAATAGTTATACGATATAGTGGGCAATCTTGGTTAACAACATCAAACGTAGATTACATATCTATAGCGTCAGAAGGCGACAGCTTAATATTAGCTGACGCAACATTTAACACTAAAATTATTAGGCGCAGGGCTGATGGAACATTCGCGCTTAATAATTTTGAGTTTGGTATAAATTTGCAAACTGGCGGGATGCAAGCGCCGTTTTATCAGTTTGCTAGTGACACGTTAGAAATTACTGCAAACATCTGGACGGCAGCGGGAGCGTCTACAGGTTATCAAAGTTATTTGTCTTCTGTGCAGCAAATTACATCTAGCGTTCAAGCCGCAGATTTAGCGGCGGGTACAGGCACAATAGTATCTAACGAAGATTTGTTTACGGCAGATCACGTTAATAGTCGTATGAAGCTATTAGATGGTGAGTATGAAATAACGTCTGTTATTGGCCCTAGAGAAGCGCGGGTTACTGTAAAAGCAGATGTTGTAAAAAGGATGGATACAGACCCTTTTTATATGAAGAAAAATTCTAAACTGGTTGAGGTTTCATTTTTTAATCACGGTTTAAGTGTTGGCGATAAGGTTTTTTTTGCAGGGCTATCTGCGTCTGATAATGCAAGATTAACATTAAACCAATCACCGTTAGCAGCGGGAACAAGTTCTAGTTCTACTGCTGGATCAGGTGGAACAGCGTTTTATACAATTACTCGCATTTTGAATTTAGATACTTTTGAAATTCAAACCAATGGATCAAACGCAACTAACGATGTTTTAGCTGGTGGAACTGGCATTATGTGTTTTGTTTTATCAGGAACTAAAGGCGTTAAAGAGCCAGCGTTTTCTGATGCAAGAGGTTGGCCTACAACATGCGCTGTTCATGAGCGCAGATTGTGGATGGCTGGAACTAATTCTCTAGCAAATGCAGCTTGGGGATCGCAATTTGGTCAGTTTAGAAATTTTGATTTAGGTACAGGCCAAGCAGCAGAGGCAATAGCACTTTATGGCATAGGCCAGCAGTCAAGAATTAGACATGTTATTGCTGCATATGATTTAATGTTTTTTACAGACAGCGACGAAATTTATGTCCCAGGCAGTACAACCGAAGCTATATCTCAAGGCTCTGTGCGTATTGTGTCAGCAACAGAACACGGAGCGTCATATACACAGCCACACAAATTTGATGGCGGTGTTTTTTACGTTGATTTTAACGGGTTGGTTATTCGTGAATTTACAAGTGACTCACGGATTACAGAATATTCGTCATTGCCAGCCTCTATTATTGTTCCTGATTGGGTAAAGGAGCCAAAAGATGCAGCAGTATTTGACGGAGGTTCCGCGCTTATCACAACCCCGTACATGCTTTTTGCAAACCAAACAGACGGTGCGATGTTGGTTTTACACTCTAGTCGTGCTGATGATAGCTTTGGGTGGATGCGTTGGACTTTGGATAACGGCAGCTTTACTTCTGTCGCTACGCTAGGAACGCGCTTGTTTGCAGTAGGCAAAAGGCAAATTAATTTAGATGCAAACGGAACATCGTCGGGTGTTGATGAATATGTAATTCTTAGGTTTGACAGCGAAAGCGAGAATTACATTACAACAGATTTTTCTGAAGTTTTAACAAACGGTTCTGCAACAACATCTTGGACTGCAAGCAACATTAATGGCAGAGTGCAACAAGCGTATTATGGTTATTATACATACGCAAATGTGTCTGTAGCAGCGTCTACAAAAGCATTTACTAATGACACCAGCGTAACTAGCGTGACTATTGGCGATCCTATGAGTTGGAATGTAGAGTTCCACGCGCCTGTTGCTTCAATGCAAACAGGAACGCGCATTGGTCAACAGCAACGATTAGTCTCAGCAACTATTAGTTGGGAAAAAGCTGCAACAGGAAAAATCCAAGGCGTCGATGTTCTGACAGGATTAGACATAGCTGAAGATTTAGCAGTTATTCCAGTAGATGATTGGCGCGAATATTACATTGGGCTTTGGGGCCGCGATCCTACTTTAAAAATAACAGGTAACACCGCAGGACGATTAGTTATGCGCGGTGCTGTTCTAAATGTTTATGTGTGAGGGCAGATAATGTGTCAGAGTGATAGCCACGCAAAAGGCAGCATGATGATGGCAAACGCTGCTATTGGTGCATACGGTCAATATGCAGCGGGTAAAGTAAACGCTCAAAATGCTATGACTAAAGCTACTTTTGAAGCAAGTATGCTTGAATCTATGGGCGTTATAGCTGACGCAAGAAAATTCCAAGGCGAAGCTGACATACGAATGTCTATGTCTACTCAAATACAAAACAATATAGCCCAAGCTATGCTGTCTGGATTAGATATGAGTTCTTTTAATTCAATTGACAAAGGCATGCGTAAAGACACGACAGAAGCATTAAGCAAACTTGACGCTAATACGCGAATGGAAAAACTAAACCTTAGAAACAAATCTGCTATGGCAATGCTGGGCGGTCAAATGGATGCAGCAGCATTTAGAATGCGCGGCAATTTAGGAGCGTTAAAAACGTTAAACGAAGGTTATCAAACTTACGAAGATACAAAACACGGCGATACAATGCCTCGCGGAGAATGGCGTAAGCAAAAATACCAACAAGCTAAAAGCTTCTTAACGTCCAAGATGAGGATAGGTTAATGCCTGTAATTCGCCAGCCAATACAAGTAAATGACACGCGATCTATTCAGCCTGTGCAAATGCCTGATAATCCTATGGGACGGGTTGTTGAAAAAACAGCGCAATACGCAATTGATACGTCTGTGCAAATGGGTCGAATGTTGGCTCAAGAAGCTGAAAGTTACGCAAAAGACCTTGTACGGCAAGCAACTGTAATAACAGACAAAAATACAGGCGCACCTATTGTACCGCCTAATGTTACTAAAGAAATGGGACGCATTGCCAGAAGCACATATGACGATGGCATGGCAGATCGCATGGTTCACGAATTAGGTTTTCGTATGAAAGGTCAAATTGAATCTGCGGCAATAAACAATCCTTATGACCAAGCAGGATTTAATACAGAAGCTGTTGGTTCTATGCTTAAAATGCTTGAGGGCGTTCCTATAGAAATGCACGGTGCGTTTCATTCTATTATGACAGAGCAAATTACAAACGTTGGTTTTGATGTTGGAAAAGCGCAAGGTTTGTTTCAAAGAGAACAGCAAATAGCATATGTGCCTGTTCAAATGCAAACAAGTTTAGAACGCATTCGTCAATTTGTTGCTGGTGGGTCTTTGCCAGAAGGTAAAATGGCAACGGACGCCGCGCTAAGTTTTATTCTGGGAAAAGAAGATTTAATTTTAAACTCGTCTCAAAAAATGACGTACATTAACGAGTTAATTGGGGTTTCTGGTTCTGAGCGTTTTAAGCACGATTTTAAAATTATGGACAAAAGTTCGACCGAATTAAAACAAATTGCGTTTGCTTTAAGAAATGCAGACGGAACAAACTCTGCAAAGTTTGCAGAATACTTGCCAGTTATGAGCGTGTTTTTAAAAAACAAAGGCATTGATGATGGCATTGTTAGCCAGTGGTCAGTTGATTTCCCAAGCCAAGATGGGCTTATGCCAAGCGATAAAGCTTTTGCATCTGGCAAAACATACAATTCTGTTTTGGGAGAGCAATTAGCTAACGAACTTGACGCTATGGCAGCAGATAAAAGTCAGGCTGAAACTGACTCAAATAAAATGGCAGCATTTAATGCTGATATGGTTAAGTACACAAACGGCGAACTTGGCAAAAGTGCAGACGCTGAAAAGCTTTTAAACGTTCAATTTGGCACTTGGTTAAATCTTGGAACTAACGAAAATGGATCAACACAACCGTTAACTAGAGATCACATTTTAACACCGCCAGGTCAAACTTTAGAAAATGGCATTACAGGATTAAGCCACAAACAAAGAAGCACGTTAGTTGCAAGAGTAAAACAAGGCGGTTTTCCTCCGCAAGTTCTTAAAGAAGTCTTTAGAGGTTTTGAAACTGTTAATAGTAAAGATGGTACAAAACAGTTATTTTTTCTATTTCGCGATTTGAAACAAGCCCCAAATATGGCTGGCAAACAAATTAATATGAAAGATATGATGGGAATACGATCTTTAGCAATTATGGATGCTATGGATATTTTATATGGCGAAAATTCAGATTTTGGACACACGTTAACACAATCTGCAAAAGCTGTTGCTAGATTAGAAGATGAATTTGCGGACGTAAATTATGTCAATTGGTTAAACGGCGCAGTTACTTCTGAAAGAGAAGGACAAACACTTAGTTTTCTAAGTGATCTTTTTAACTCTGGAAATCGTTTAGACAAAATTAGTGCAAACGATTCTGACAAAGTTGATGTAATGATAGGTGATTTCTTAATTGAAAAGCACGGTATTGGTGGCGGTGATCCAACGGATATTTTACCAGAAGAAAAACGCCAAGCAGCTAAGTATTTTAGAATGATGGTTATGCTGCAAGACAGAAATGCAGCCGATCCTGATGCGGTTTTATCTGAGGCAATTAACCTAACTAAAACACGGTACGGGGATGCTTGGGGTCGCAATAAATATATGTCTACCCGAACTAGTCACGATCCAGCTAAAGCTTTTTCTGATGCTGCGCCAGAAGGTGTAATGGCAGCAATTATTGATTTTGATGCCAAGAATGTATTTGGGCCAATGGTTGAAGGCGTTGAAGGTTTATTTAGTTTTAACACGGAAGCTGGTGAAGCAGGAGAAATAGATTTAGGCGCAGATGGTTTAATGGCTACGTCTTTAGATTTGGCTTTAGATAAAGAAATTCGCAGGGCTGTAGCCAATTCAACTATGAATGTTCGTTTTAATGAACCCGACGAAAGCAGACTTTATCAAGCTGGCGTTCATTATGAATTAGAAAAAGTTAGAGGCAGCGGAGACAATCATCGTTACAACATTTTAATGATTAATGACGATACAGGAATGAACGAAATTCTTGTTGAAAATTACAATCCCAGAGAAGACGTTTTAGCATTTCAAGGATTGTCGGAAGTTGATGCTTGGGAATCTTTGGATCGCTATAGCACAGAAACAGAAATGAAAGCCAAGTATGGCCCGTTTATGTTTGCAGTAATGAACACTGTCTCAAGAGGTGCAGTTAAAAAGTCTAAACAACGCATTTCTGATCTAAGAAGTTTTGAGCCTGTTCACCAAGAATATGCTGTTGATTGGATCAAAACGATGGAAAAGGATTTTAACAAACAAAAAGATTGGGAAGGAAGCAGCAGAGCGATGTTGCTTACTACTTTTACAGACACGCTTAAAGCAAACTTTTCTAAGCTAAGTGATGAAAAAGCTGAAATACTATTTAATTCTGTTGCTAGGCCACAGCTTGAAACAGTTCAAGGCACAACGGAATCTGAGTTAAAAACTGCTGTAGATACAGCAGGAGGCATTGCTCTTGAAGTT